CTCGGTTGTTTCCACGCCGGCACAATCGATCGGTCCTACCCCGAGGGGGCTGTAAACACAGCCGTCGAATAGGATGTCGGAGACATCCATGTCAATGGAAGTCACTTCCCACAGGGTTTCAGCAACGGCTGCCCTAGCTTTCGCTGGGAAGACGGTGATGAACTCCTGTAGAAGGGTGTTCGTCGTTGTCTGTTGGGTCACCTGGCTAGTCAATAACCCGGATTGGGTCGTCGTCAGGAATGTGTCGACCACTCCCAGAACTGTGGAAATGGTGTCGGCAAAGGCATTGATAGTGCCAAGAACCCGGTTGATGTTGTCAAGCTTGGAATAAAACACGTTGGCGATCGCGTTGACCTCCTCGCTTTCGAGCTTGCGCAACTCAGTCAGGGTGGCATTCAACATGCCAAAGCCTTGGGTCAGTGTTTTGTTCAACATGAGCGATCCATTCGCATTGCTTTCGCGCAGTTCACTGAGTGCTCTGCCGACGGCAGTGGTTTGGTCCTGTAGCGCTGTGTTGGTAGCTGTGATATCGGCGTCCAGAATGAGTTTCTGGGAGCGGATTTCCAAGAGTGTGTCACTTTGTAGATCTTCGAGTCGTTGTAGGTCGGCGTTGATTGTCAGGTTTTCGCTGTCAATGTCGATAGAAATGTCCGAAATCAATTGGAGGAATTCCGTGTACTGGTCCTTCTCAAGCTCCACGACCGTCGGGATCGCGTCTGTCAAGAGCAAGCTCCCGAAGACGGTCATCCAAGCTGCGATGTAGGCTCTCGAAAAGGCGGAGTTCATGCTCGGTTTTCTCATCAATTGAAATGTCATTTATTAATTGGTCACCCACGACCGGAAGAAGCAAGAGGGCGGTTGTCTTGTCATCAAGAGGCTTTACTGTCACGCTGTTGAACGGCCGCTGCAGGTTTGCCATGCGGGACGTCCTCGCCGTGAATCTGTAGGTAGCTGTTGCTGCCGTGTCGTACCTGAGCTGGCAGGCACGCACCTGACAGGGGAACGAGATGACACGGTCCGCTTCATCGGTGATCTTCACTTCGAGGTTGCGGGCCCGGGCGAAGTAACAGGTGTGCCAGACGTTGAGGTCAACTCGCTCGGGTTTGGCAATATTGACCTCAACATTGAGGTCATAATTGCCATACTCGGTTGAGTACTCGCAGTTCGGGTACACCACGTCCTTCTCCAGACTGGTGTCGGTGATGCCGTAGTAGGCCCAGCTCGTTGGCAAGTTGTAGGTCATGCCAAAGAACTCGAACGTTGCAGCAACACTGACAACAAACTGCGCTCCGTCTCCGATTGCGGGGACGCCACGGACAGATGCGGCAATTGTGCCGTACCTGTCAAGGATGGGGATGCCGCGAGGTTTGCAGAATTTCCATCCGGATGGGGCTCCGAGAACATTGAGGTGGGTCTGGTCAAAGTCCAGGTCAAGAGTGTCCTTCGCTCCGACCTGGCGCGAGTTTGTCTGCCTGAGCAGAGTGTCAATGTTGTTGAAGCCCAAGGTCACAGTATTGTTAGGATCATTAATGTAGGCCAATTGGATGCTGCCACTCGCAGCCGCGAATGGGCTGATGTTGCGGACGGTCACGCTGAGGTGGGTGATGCGGTAGTTAACGTACTGCTTTGCTAGCGCAGCACTCATCTCAGAGAGTTCCGGCCCGACTGGCGACATGAAGATCACGTGTCCATAGGGATCTTCAGACGTCAGTTGGAAAGCACCTAGGTTTGCCTTAACCTGGAAGGTGGCAATACCAGTCGTGCTTTCTGTGATGCCACGCTGGTTGTTGTCGTGGAGGTCAACATAGAGGTTTTCTCCAACCTTAGAAAGTTGGTTGTTGGCCTTGAAATCACGCCCAACATTCGTTGAGAGTGCGGAGGCAGCACTGTTGGTAGCGGCAGTTTGACTGCTACCAGCAGTCATGATAGAAGAATCGTTGCTACTCATACTGAAAATCAAGTAGGGGTGGTGGTAGATAATGCCAATACATGTATTAATTTTAGTTGACGGCGAGGAACAGCGCATCCAGCGG